TCTCAATGCCAACTCAATGACATCCTCAATGGTACAATCAGACATATCGAACTCAATCTCCAATTCCTTGGGAGGCTCCCCCTCGGGAGTGATTGTGGCAGGCAATGATCTGACTACGCCTGTCAACTTAGATTCCAACAGTTGCCGTGTGATCTCCATGTAGACACCTCCTATGATCGATCAGGTGTCCACTTCACAAGAACGATATTCAGTTGTCAATTAACTGCGAGCATCATACCACGAAAATGATATGGTGTCAAGGCGTGGTTGATTTCTGCCTTGATTTATGTCCATATTATAACATAGTCAAGTTCAAATGTCAAGCTCTGGCAGTTATTGTTAGTTACTGCTAGTTATTGAGGCCCCCCCTTGGGTGGTCTCGCTCTATGCCCCTGAAGGGCAGGCTCCAAAGCAAGATTTATGATTTTTCTATATATGCACATTTGTGTGCTATATACACTATGTTCAAAATTATGAACACACTTAAAATAATGAATATAACTATGTTCAAAATTATAAACAAAGCAATTTCCACAGGATTAACTGGGAAGATGCACAGAAAATTTCCTTGCATAGTGCATAGAAATATGTTATCATGTATCATGAAAATTGAAGGAAGGGACTATGGATTCCAGATTCAACGGTAATGGCAGGAAATATCAAGTGCAGAAGCTCTGGAATATTCACCATGAGATTCTTCGTCTTCTTTTGCTTGGGCGAACACACAAAGAGATTGCAGATGAGCTTGGTGTCACTACAGTCATGATTTCGTATACTGCCAATTCTGAGTTGGTGAAGCGGCAGTTAGATATTATGAGAGGCGCAAGAGACGCACAAGCTCTTGATCTAGCTGTAGAGATTAAAAGATTTGCTCCTGAGGCTTTTGAGACATTACAGCACGTCATGAGAACTACTGACAATGAAAAGAATAAAATTGCAATAGCTATGGATTCATTAGATAGAGCTGGATATATGCCTCCTAAAATCATTGAAGGTAGATTTGTCCATGCACATTTTACAGCTGATGAAATTGAAGATATGAAGAAAAGAGCTAAGGAGTCTGGTCAGGTCGTAGAAGGGGAACTGGCAGAATCTAATATCTAATTAACGGAGGTAGGTACAATGCAAGGTGGTAAAATAGTTATAGTTAAAGTTAAATTAGGTCAGTTGGATAGAGCGTCTGTGATTTTGAGGGAGTTAGTAAAAGAGAAACTTCCTTTCAAAGCCTCATATTGGCTTCGAAGAAACATTGATGCAGTTGCTAAGGTTTATCAGCCCTTCATTGAGTCTAAACAGGAACTCTTTAAAGAGTTTGCTGAGAAGGATGAAGCTGGTAATATTCTTTTTAGTGAGGGTAAGACGAGTGTCAAATTGATCGAAGACAAGGTTCAAGAGTTTTGGAAGCAGTATTCTGAGTTAGCATCAAAGGATGTAGATATAGAAGTCTACCCTTTGGAACTTGAGTGGTTTAACAAACTGGAAGCCACAGTTGAAGAATTAGCTGCTATTGATTTCGTTTTAGAGGGATATGAAGATGCTTAAAAAGTTATTTCTGGTGTTGACAATAATTCTATGTATTGTCACAGTCGGCTTTGCTTCTGAGGGAACTAAGACGTTTAAGTTCTTAGATTATGGAACCTACACAGTTCCCGAAGATTTCCCAGAAAACTTTTTTAATTTTCCAGGTAATCCTTTAATAGTAGATGAACTTGCTGAGGGTAGAGGAATTATAGTGGTAGTTGAACATGAATTTAGTGGTTCACCTGGCACTACTTTATTCATGACAGTTGCAGCATATGGAGATAAGAAGATTGGATTCTGTTTACTTTATGCTATGACTATTACTGCAGTCGATGGAGTTGATCCATCAAAGTGGGTAATCTGCGAATATTATGATAAAAAGTTGTTTGAAACAGGTGAGCCCTCAAAAAACCTTATCAAGGTTGATGAGAAACTTGATTTTGCCAAGTTTCGGGCTCAAAGAGTTTTTGCATTAAGTGCCGTGGAGACTTAAGATGGAATGTAAACCTCAAGTGAGCAAGGACACTTTCACCGATCTAAGGACACCAGAGGACAAGCTACATATACTTTACGATATGCAAGCAGCCACTATGGAGTGTCTTGAACACGTTAGTAAGGTTGTTGAAAGGCGGAAATACTTCGATAAAGTTTCTACTGTAATAGGTGGAATTGTTGGTGGTCTTCTTGGCTCACTTGGGTTTAGAGGGTTAAATGAGTAATATGACTTTAAATTTTTCAAGATATGAATTTGCTTGTAAGTGCGGTTGTGGCCTTGATAGTATTGACCCTATATTGGTAAACATACTTCAAGATTCAAGAACTGCAACTGCACTTACATATACAATATCTTCAGGTTGTAGATGCTATGAGCATAATACAAAGGAAGGTGGTAAATCTAACTCGGCACACTTAAAGAAAGCTGATGGATTTACAAAGGGTGCTGACATTAAGTGTATAGGTTCTCAGATGAGATATAAGATGGTTAAGGATCTCATAACAAGATTTAAAAGGATTGAGGTATGTAGTTCTTGGATTCATGTAGATATTGACTCAACACTTCCACAGGAAGTTTTACTTTTAGAGTAGGGAGGATAGTATGGCGTTTGATCCAATTACAGCAGGAATAGATGCTGCTAAGGCAATAATTAATAAGATTTTTCCTGATAAAACAGAGGCTATGAAAATCAATGCCCAGATTGATCAGGCTGCTCAGGATGGTAGGTTAGAAGAACTAAAAATTATCATGTCTCCCTTTCTAGCTGAGGCACAGAGTTCTGATAAGTATACTTCAAGAGCAAGACCAAGTTTTTTCTACGTGATGTATATAATGATACTTTGGGGAATTCCCTTCGGAGTTGCGTTCGCTATTAATCCTGAGTTTGCTGAGAAGACAGTTAAGGGAATGACTTTCTACTTTCAATCTATCCCTACGGAATTATGGGGAGTCTTTGGAGCCGGCTTCGTTGTCTATACTGGAGCACGTTCTTACTGGGATAAAAAGAAATGAAAACTCTTGATATAGTTTATGTTATCTGGAGAGACGCACTAGGTTCTCCACTTCCGTGGGAGAGTATCGATGACGTAGAAAAAGATGTTAGAGGAAAGTGGGACACTATAGAAACTGTGGGCTATTTTGTATATAAGGATAAACGTTATCTTACGCTTGCTCAATCAATTCAATTTAATAAACTTTCAGAACCTTGTAACCTTAGTGGAGTCTTTTCGATTCCTACAGGTTGTATTATTAAAATGGGGGAAGTAAGTGGGCCAATTAAACGAAGCACCTGACATAAGATCACCTGAGTTTCAAGAGGTACTTCTAAGTTGTATTGGGAATACTAGAGTAACTTCTAGAGTTATGTTTCCTAATCGCTTCACTCGCCCATTTAGTAAGATGCATGAGAAAATTTTTGAGGTGCTTGACGATAATAGTATACAACAGGTGGTTATTGCAGCACCTCGAGGATTTGGCAAGACTAGTTTGGGAATGGCTTATGAGGCTGGGAAAATTGTCTTTCGAGAAAAAAAGTTTATTGTTCCAGTTAGTTGTACAGCTTCGCAGGCAATATTGCAGGGAGAAAATTTAAAAAGGGAGTTATTGTCAAATAGTACTATAAATAGATTATTTGGCCCGATGAAGAGTTCTTCCTTCAGCCAGGATCAGTGGATAACTGAGACTGGAACTATGGTAATGCCTCGAGGTAGTGGACAACAGATTCGTGGTCTTTTGTTTGGGGATAGTAGACCTGACCTGATTTTTGGAGATGATATTGAAGATAGTGAGAGCGTCAAAAGTGAAGAGCAAAGAACAAAGTTGAAAGAGTGGTTCTTTGCAGATGTTATGAATAGTGTCGATCGTTCCAAGAAGGACTGGAAGATCGTTGTTGTAGGAACTCTCCTACATGAAGATTCGTTATTGGCGAATCTCCTGGAAGACCCAAACTGGCATCCAGTCCTTCTTGAATTATTCGATGATAACTATCATTCAAACTGGCCAGAGTTTATGGATGATGAAGCTGTGAGGAAGTTGGTTGAGACCTATAGAAAGCAGAAGATGCTTGGTACTCTATTTAGGGAATATAGGAATCTGCCAGTTGCGAAAGAGGATGCAAAGTTTAAGGCTGAATATTTTCAAGACTATACGCATGAGGATTTGAAGAATGTGCAAGAAGTAGTAGTTATAATGGATCCTGCAAAAACTACTAAATCTACAAGTGATGAGAGTGCAGCTGTAGGTGTTGGGCTTGATATGGCAGGAAATAGATTATATGTAATGGATATAGATGCCGGCAACTATCACCCTGATGAATTTATTGAACACTCTCTAAATATGTGTGTAAAACTAAAAGCAAGAGTTTTAGGATATGAAGAAACATCACTACATGAATTTATCTCCTACCCGCTGGAGAATGCGATGAAGAAGAGGGGATTGAGTCTAGAGTTGGTTCCATTAGCTGCGAGGGCGAGTAAGGAAGAACGGGTTGCAGGGTTACT